TTATTTCAGTTGAGCCAGTTGTTAAAAAATAAGTTTGTGACAGGTTTTGTAGTTGATTTGCAGGATTTGCATATTGAACAGTTACAGTTCCTTGTGTTGATAGTAATGTTGAACCGCTAATACCTGTGACCACACCAAAATCAACAGTTGCCGCAGACCATAAATAATTGAGGTCTCTTGTTGATGTTGGAGATACAAAAGTCAAAAGTGTTCCACTTTCCAATTTTTCTTGCATTGTTATTGTCAGTGTATTGTCGAAATGTCTAATTCCGTTGTTTGAATTTGTATCAAACGAAACACTTATTCTATTTAAATTATCAAAATATTTTTTTCTTAAATTGAATATGTTTATTCTTTCTCCCATTGGAAGCTCCGCTGTTGCAGCAAAAAACTTTTTATTGTTAGATGGTAATCGAAGTTCAGTTGACTCCATTGTTTTATAAATTCTATTATTGTTCTTGTATGTCATGTTAGTACCCATAGCCTGACTAAAAGCTGCAGCCGCAACTTGAGGGTCTTCATCACTCCAACCTTTAATTGGATATGCGTTTGCCGCTAATTTTTCTACATACAATCCGCTGTTACTGTACTGTGTAAGTAAAGTAGTAGGAGTATCTCCATCACCTTCCCTGGTTGATTCAGGAGTACAATCACAAGCCTGACAATCAGGATAAGTTATCATTGCCAATTTAATTCTACCAAATCTATATTTGGTAATTTTCCTGAAGTTAATTCCCAAAACAATTGCTATTATTAAATTTATAATTCCTTTTACAATAAATGGTCCAATTAATCCGAGAGCCGGAAAACTTACCGCAGCTCCGATGAAGTTTTGAATTGATTCTCTGAAGAAAAATGCAATAATCAAAACTAAAAATGGTGCCGCAAAATTATTCCATAGGTAGGCGATAAAATGAAAAATAATTAAAATTGGTATTCCTATTAATTGAATTATTTGAAATATTATTGAAAATATAAAATAGAACAAATCAAAGTTTCTAACTCCATCATTAGTAGGAAATTTATTTACAGTAGAAGAACAATCTTGACTATCAATTTCCTTAATACCAATAAATCTTCCTCTATCTCTACCATTTTTATACTCATCTATCAAACTTGAAACGGTATATACTTTATTAAAGTCAAATTGATAAAACGTGTCTTCGCAATCAATTGCCGCCTGAACATTTGTATATCCAGACCACGCTAATCCAAAATAATATGAACCCTTTAGATTTTTTTTATTTGTTGCACTAATATTTGGATTTTGGTTTGGGTCATTAGCCGCAAGATTAGACGAACTTGTCCATCCATATTCTCTGATATTTGGTACCAAATAATATGGTCTTCTAACTTGTTGTGTTATAGTATTTGGTTGTTGCCATTTTATTTTAAATCTATATTTACCCTTTGTTGGAATACCAATAGTTGGGTCATTAGATATTGTTTTTTCACCAAATTCATTGGTCACAACATAATCCAAATTCATAGGAATCTCTGTTAACCATGTTCCATCTCCATCAATGATATTTCCTGCTTGTTCAAGGTCATATTGTTCTAATATTGGATTCCCGTCTGAATCTTGTTGAATTGTCTGTCTAATTGAAAGGATTTGTCCAGGCCCTGCTTGAAGTTCACATAGATTACCCATGTTATCTCTTGGTTTACAACCTCTTGAAATTTGAACACCGCCAAAATAAGTTGAACCTCTAAGTCTAAAACTATCAGGAGTCGAAAACATTGACCCCATAAAAACTGATGTTGGTTGAATATCAATACTCGCATCATCTCTTAAGTCAAAATCTACTCTATTAATTCTGATATCACAAATTGCTGGGTCACCCCATAAAGGTGCAATTTCAACACTTTTTTGTAGTGTTAGAATTTGTGGTAATGAATCTAAATCAGTTGATGTTCTAAATTTATTACCCGCAACTTGTTCAGGTGTGGCTCTACCTACTCTTACTAAATCTTGTGGTGTCAATGAAAACTCACCAATATCAGATAAGTCAACATCCATGACCATTGTTTGGAAACCTAAAGGTACGCCCATAATCATGTAGTCCCCACTTTCATTTGTTTTTGAGGTATACTTATAATACTTGTCAAAAATTTCTACAGCGGTTGCACCTGTTAATACATCTGTTCTTGATGGTAATGTTCCTGTTGCTGCGTGTGTTGAATATGATTTCTCATACGTTAACAAATTATATCGATAACCATCTTCGTTTTTATCGGTTGGTGATTTGTATGGATATATACTTGAAATAATTGGATTAGATTCGTCTACAGATTCAATAGGTATAAAAATAGAAACCCTTGCATTTGGAATACCATATCCATTATTTGCCGTAACTCTACCAACAACAACTCCATAGTCCGCACAACTTCTGATGTAGATATCTTCTTGTTGAAGTTTCAATGAAAGGATTTCCAAGAATTCAAATTCTTGGTCCAATTGTACCGTAATTGTTTTGTTGATACCTAACTCGGTTCGTATTCTATATGAATCGCCCATTAAATGACTTTAATTAATAAATAGTTTATGCAGAATTTTTAATAAACCCACACCCTTTAATGATAGTTCAAAGAATAAAATAATAAATGTGTTAAGAGAATGTTACTGATTGGAAATTCTTAACCGATACTCTAATATCTTTATTAGGATATCTAATTTGATAAACTTGTGAAGGTTGTGCAAAAATAGTATCATCAACAGCTCCAATTTGTTTAATAGCTGGGTCTGAATATTCCATTGAGGTTTCTGCGGAAGAATATTGTCCTCCAACTTCATTAAAAACATCAATACTTGCAACTGTTAAAATACCATTAGTATTTTGTACAATACTTCTTAATTCAGACAGATAAACATTTTGACCAAGTTGTCTTGTTTGTGGATTAAAATATGCAGAAATTTTATCAATCACTTCAGTAATTACTTGTCCAGAGTTTTGTGCGGAATCTAATATAATCGAAACGTCAAGACTCAAATCAATAACCTCTGCAGTGAATATTGATATATAATCATTCATCATTCTATAATTTGATAAATAATTTGCAATATTTTGTTTAAGAGTATTTGAAACTAAATTTGTCAATTTACCTGAAGAATCATAAGATAAAACTTGTATCAATATTTTATTATCGTTTTCGGTAATCGCAACTTTTGCTGGCGCTCCAAATTGAGCTGGCATATTTCTAATCAAAGATTCATAATCTTGTACTGTCACCGCTCTTTTTTGTGCTGAAAAATTAAAAGAAACGTAGTTTCTAATTTCTTCTAATGAAGGTACTCCAGCCCCACCTACTGCCGCAGTTACGTTATTACATCTTAATGAAGATACAACCGAAGAGTTTGTGACTTCTGAAGGTCCATTAACAAAGAAAGATACGGTACCAATTTGATTAATTACATTTGTACCTAAGTTAGTTGCTAATCCACCTCCAATTCTATATTGAATAAATAAAGTTGAATTTGGTGTTAGGGTTGAACCTAAAGAAAAGTTATTTGAATATTTTTGTAATTCTAATGTTGTTCCAAGTGTTGTAAATTCATCTAAAGCGTCTTGTGCTGTATTTGTTCCTCCACCAAAAGTCATTTTTTTAAATCCTTCCGCAGTATACTCGGTAATAAATCTATCTTGTGTTTGTATATATTTTCCAACTTTTATACCAGGTTGGTCTGAAACTTTTGCTGGGTCTTCAACAAATACTCTATCTTCAGCTAACGCGTCTACTTCATACCATCTATTATCTAATCCTAAAAATTCTGAGGTAGTTGGTACATTTGTATATTGTGTACCGCTTTTTAATAAAACACTAGTAATACCCAAAACATTCTTTTCAGGTAAGAACAACTCAAAGAAAGGCTTAACATCATTCGGAGTGATTACTCTTTTGAATACTTTTGTAATACCATTCACAACAACTTCTCTCTTTGTAATGGTATAGTTTAATAAAACACCATTGGCATTAAAGTTTGGTATTTTCAATCTATTTGGGAATCCTTGTGCATTGTATGGTGACGCAAAATTTATATCATATATGTTTTCAAATACAAGACCTGCTCCAATTACTTGAGAACCTCTAAGTAGAGTACCCAAATATCTTTCATCTTCTTTATCCCCAAAAGCAGGAACAGTAATTGAAAAATCAACCAAAGATACTGATGGTCTTTGTCCAGGAAGTTTTAATCCATAAGTTCTGGCTATATTGTAAATTGATGACCTTTGTTGTGCATACTGTAATACAGTTTCTTGAATACTTCTATCGATGTGATAGTGTAGGTTATCGGCAACAGCAGCGTTTAAATCAAGAAAAACAGAAAAGACCGATGCGTCATTAAAGTCCTGAATTAACTCAGGATAATATGTTCTGACATAATTTAAGAGTTCGGTTCTTATACCTTGGAAATCTCTAGTTGTATATGATATTTTACGATTAGCCATCTATGTTAAATATTGATAATAACAAAATCACTCTGTGCAAACGATGTACGATTTGTAGAATAATCTATTTTTATTTTTGCAGTATATTCTGAAGTTCCTTTACCTGGAAATCTATATATTGAGGATTCGTTTGTTCCTACATAATTTTGGCCTGTAGCAATATCAGCCTCCTCTTGTGGGTCTGCGGGTTCAATTGTTATTTGATTTAAAAGAAGATTCGGCATAAAAGTTTCAACCGCATCTCTAATGTCAGATTCAATTGCATTAAATGTTAAACCATCAAAAGGTTCGAATAAGAATTCATATAATCTTGTACCAAAAGTTGGTAAATAATATCTTGAACCCTTTCTGGTTAATAATAAGTGAATCAAATCTGCCTTTATCTCTTCAGACTCTAATTCAGTTAATTGCAAATAATCACCTCTTAAAGAATCTCTGAACGGAAAATTAATACCATATGTAATACCATTTGCCATATAAGATAAATATACTTGGATTATTTTTTTCTTAAATACATATTACCTTTTTGAGCTTTTGGTTCAAAAGGACAATGACGACATCCATTACCGCAACAATATCCTCTTTCAATATGATATTCTTCAGTAAAAACCGTTCTACCGTTTTCTTCATAAAAATGAGAAGGGAGAAGTTTTGGCTTCTCCCTCTTATTATTATCTATTTCCTTTAATTGAATAATAAATTCCATTAATAATATTTTGAACTAAATTATCTTTCATGATTTTAAACGAGTGTGACTTCACAAGCTCCACCCGCGCATGCTACCTCTCCACTTAAATCGGTATCATCATCCATTTCAACAATTTTTGATAAATCAACATCATGAAGAGTCTTCATTAATTCTTCGTATTTGTCTTTTGTACAATCTTCAAACGGTGCTTGAATATAAGTTCCACCATCATAAGGTAATACTGAAAGACCATTGTAATATTCTTTATTTTCCCACATCCACTCACCAACTGCTGGCCACTCATGCTCTCTAATTGAGATTGTTGCCGATACGTTATGTGCAT